TTCCTGGTGAATATCGCTTCCCTGGCCGAGCTCCCGCGCCGATACCGCTGAAAATAGCGGTCGCCAAGCAGCTGGATCAGCTGCGCCCGCAGCGCTTCCGCCGCGCCGCTCAACGCCACGTTTCCCGCCGGGTCGGTGGACGTCGATTCCGCGCCGAGCTCGACGCCTTGCTCGTCGACGATGCCCTCGCCGCACACGATGACGACGTTCTTCTGCAGGTCATAGAGGTGTTTGACCCGTTCGACGAGCAATTGAATGTCGACCGGGTGCTCGGGGACCAGGATGATGTCCGGCTGCCCGTACGCGGTGCCGAGCGCGATGTAGCCGGAGTGCCGCCCCATGACTTCGATGATGGCGATGCGGCGGTGGCTCTCGGCTGTCGTGCGGATCCGCTGAATGCCCGACGCGGCCGCGACGTACACCGCCGTGGCGTACCCCGGCGTGGCATATTTCACGATCTCCTCGAGCTCGATGTCGTCCTCCACCGCGGTCGTGCTGTGCTCGTGGTCGCTCATTTGTATCCTTACAGTGGGTGTCAGTTGTGCTGGAGACTTTTTCTCTCCGCTGCTAATTCTATTTTACACGAGGTGCTAGAGGGATCTCACGAGGCAATATATAATTTTCTTAAAGAAGATATCACCTCGTGAGATCACACCGGATCAACTGTCACGGTTCAGCTTCGTCTGGATGCGGAGGAACCGCTTCACGAACTTGCGCGCCGACGGATCGAAGCTATGCGCATTGGCCGTAAGTCCGTGCATCGGATGCTGTACGATACGGAGATCGCGCTTCCGCGTCGTCCCCATCACACGCCCAGCGCGTCGGTACTCCAGCCGATTGCGCAACGGCTTGGGTGAGGTGTCCTTGACACCCTCGGCTACAGGACCATCCGAGCGTGTCCTAAGTGCAACTTTGTTCACAGGATGAACCTCCAGATGACGAGAACGGCGAGGAAGAACACCAGAGATACCACAGGCACTACTTTCCAGCCGCCGGTGGTATTGTCGATCTCGTAGCCCTCTTCGCGGTCGGACATCTTCACTTCGTGCCTCCCACCGGGTGCTCTTCCGGAGCAGGCTTGTCGACAATTGTGACCTCGACGTCCTGCTCTCCGAAGTCGCACGACTCGAAGAATCCCTGCGGATCTTCTTGAACTGCCTCCTTCTCGTACGCTACGACAGCGTCTTCCTTCGGGTTCCCTTCGCTGTCGAACATACTGTCGACACCCATGTAGTCCCCGGGCTTGAAGGGGAACTGGTACGTAGCCGTGACGACGATCTGAACGTACTTCACTCGGATACCACCTTCTTCTGTCCGCCACGAGCACGAAGCTTGACGCCTGCCTCGCGAAGTAGGTCGTGAACGCCGCCGTAGCTGCGTCCGCTCCACTCCACGAGCTGCCGAATCGACATCCCATCCTTCTCGTAGCGGTCACTAAGAGTTTGCATCCAGAGCTGACGAGTGTGTCCCGTCAGGATCTTGCCAGTTTCGAGACGGACTCCCATTTCAGAACCTTTCCCACTCGCACACGCCGAGGCGTGCCCCCACTGATCAAGTCCCCAACCTCAACGATGTGACCCATGAACGTCTTGCGGACGTAGCGCCCGTGAGCACCCTTCCAAGGTATACTGCGAACCTCAACCTCTTCACCTGCAGTGAACATCGTTTCCACCTCCTTAGTCTCTTCAGGGCCAGCATCACTGACCGACGTCTCCCGACGTTTCGACCTGTGGAGTCACTTCAGGCGCTCTCCGTAGATGTAGTCACAGATGTCGCAGTCCGAAGCGAAGTGCGCGAGTCGCCACAACATCGTACCCAACTTCCAGTCACGGGCGTGCTGGCGACGGCGCTTCTGCCACAAGGTGACCTTCTGGTGGGTCACCACCATCTTGGCACTCATTAGCGCGGATACCACCTGTCGCTGATGTCGTCGCGGTCGTTTGTGATGCGGACGCCACCATCGATGTTGCCACACTGCATCACGTTGGATGCCGATCCGCTGATCTCGTTGGACACGTTCGGGTTGTACTTCGACGCGCGCAGGCTGTAGAACGTCGCCGGTCCGACGCGAACGTCATAGTGCTCGTTCACCAGATCCTGAAACTTGTCACGCTGCTCTTCGGTCTGGAACGTGACAACCAGCTTGTAGCTCATTCGCTCTCCTTCCTAAACGGCAGCGTTCTCGATCATAACCGTCACCGGCTCGTCGCCGATGAACTCGACCAACTGCTCCCAGTTCATCGTCTTGGAACCGCTACACGTGAGGTACCAGAAGCCATTATCCGCACGCAGCGCGACGTAGTCATATGCCTTCGGCGGCAGGTCGTAGGCATTGTACACCTTGCGTACGAACGTGTGCTTGAACTTCAGCACCGTCCCGATTTCGAACTCCTCCGGGAAGCGCTGTATGGCCTTCAGCAGCTTCTCCACCTTGGCCTGCGCCCTCTGCGACTCCCTGAGAGCTTTCTCCAGTGTCACCTTCGACAACGCGCTGCTGAAGTTCTGGTGGTGCACCGTGTTGTAGTCTTCGGACATCTCTTCCCTCCCGCCGTACACGTCACGACCGTGCTGGGTGATCTCGTTCCAGTTCTCGTCGTAGTATCCGTGGTCTCCCATGCCATTCCCTTCTGAATGGACATGACCAACCTTGCCCCCACAAGGCTGATCAAATCCATTCAGGCCATGTCAACGATGTCCATGTAGTGGACATCCATACCTGCAAGGCCTGAGTTCAAGAGGTGCGACACGACATCTACGGGCGTCACGTGTCTCGGTTCCACCTGCTCGTTGAACTCGTCAGCGAAGCCCTGCAGCTTCTCCGTCTCCAGCCCGGCAACCAGCTCCCGGAGCTGCTCTACTGAATGGCCCCTGAAGTCGACCACAAGTGTGACTCTGGCCTTACACACCTTCCCAGCGCCTCACGTCGCCGAAGACGATGACCTTGTCGTTGTGGTCGATACCTTCGATAACCAACGGCACTCGCTCCTTGCCATTCCAGAACACCAGCTTGTAGTCATCAGTGCGGTGCTCTACGTGGTTCTCCGGCGTCACCTCACCGATGAAGTCCTGCAGTGAAGTGGCCTTGCTAATGTTGTCCATTTTGATCTCCCTTCTAATTCAATTATATAGCGGCCTCATCGCGTTCCGCTAGGCCCAATCAGAAGTGCCGCTCCAGGATCTTTTCGCCGGTAACGTTCCTGGCCTCGTAGATCTTGCTCCGCGTCTCGACCACGTGTACCGTCTGGTCTAGCGCGTAGAGGTAAACGTACATCTCATGACCTTCGCGGTCCAGCATCTTGATCACAGCTCGTCCACCAGGACCTTCTCACCGGTCAGGTTGAAAACCTCGACCGGCCTGGAGTCCGTCGACAAGACGTGAACGGAAATGATGCTCTTGCCTGCGATCACGTCGTGCCAGACCACAAGGGCCTCACCCGTACGTGCTTTGTACTCGTCCCTTGTCATCCTATTCCCTTCGTTAGTCCGGGAACGCCGACACGTAGTGCCGACGAACCTGGATCAGCGACGGAAAAACGGCTTCACTAACACCACAGCACTGATGAGCACGCAGGCGATAAACGCCTCGAGACACCCACCTGGTTTATGCTTCTTGTCCGGAGCGCCTCGCATGAAGCGATCGTCGCCCCGCCTGTAGTCACGATCCTCGCTCACACGACCACAGCGAAAAACGCCCAGATCCATGTCACCACGTACGCGATCTGGTTCGAGCAGTGCCTACCAGGGCCAGGCACATAGCCATTATCGTCGCCAACGCTAATTTCGGTGCGCATCCGTGTCCCCTATTCGGTGGTAACGGCGGGTTATGGACCTTCATCGTTGCGTACGTTCCTCGTGCCACTTCTCGATCAGGCTGGCCACGCCACATGTGGCGGGCAAAGCAATGTAGAGATACCACAGGGGCAAGCTGGCCACGCCTGTAAGGAGCCAGCTGCCCAGGGTCTCGAGGTCGTTGATCACTTGGACTTCTTCCCCAGCAGCATGTGCCAGAAGCCCTGGCTGCCTGTACCTTCGTAGCTCTTGACAACCTTCTGTGTCTTCTGAACCGCCTTGCGCTGCTTCTTGTTCATCGGCAACGGCTTACTCTTCTTCGGCACTATTCATCCCTTCTAGGCTGTACTCGTCTTCGGCTGGGTCTATACCTAACTTCAACATCAGGTCCTGTGCCACAAAGGCCCAATGTACGAACCGTTCACCTTCACTGGTGTACTGACCTGTAATGCTGCCCATAGGTTCATGAACGGCATCAGCGGCCAATTGGTTACGGTAGCAAATAAGTGCTACCTCCAGCACTTCGAGCTCCTCGTCAGTGAACACGGTGCTGCTCGATCCAGTTGTACGCAGCGAGTTCATTGTTCTTCCTCGCCACCACAACATTCAACGCGGAAAGAATGAACACGAACACCACGGGCACAAGATGCCCTTCGATGTCAATATCCAAAAGGCGGCGCTCTAAGTGATACTCCGATGCTACGGCGTACGTGTACACTTCAACATCTCTTCCCGGTTCCCCGTTACCCAGCATGGTTTCGACCTTCCGCCCTCTCACCGTCGGGTGATCGGATTGGTAATGTTGGAGGCTTTTGTTTTACATGCTAATTCTATTATAAAGCGGCACCTAACGGGATATCACGCCTAAATACCTGGTTGTTCTTGGTATCTGTTTTTGATTCCGCAGGTTCCCTCGGACATACAAACTGTGTTGTATTTCTGGTATATCGTTGGTTGTATTTATTTGTATTTGGTTCGGGGGGATTTGGTTCGTTTGGATATCATTGGCTTTTACGCCAAACGTCCCCACCCCATTTGGATTGAGAGCAGTGAGAGTATGTTATCTAGGGTAATCGAAGTTTTCACGTGGAAACCATGCGATTTAATTCTGTTTTTGGTTTTAAATACGACGCAGTATATAACTAAGAACACGGAGTTCTGTCTACGTTTTTACTGACGATTCATTGAGTCTACAATAGACACTGTTTGAAGTGGTGTCAAATGTCTATTGTAGATCCAATGACAGGAACACTCTGGCGGACGCTTAGTCGAACGTTTGACTACACAATCGGCCTTTTTTCGGTAGATATATATTTAGGTTTATATATAAGAGTTATAGAACATTTGTAGTCATCCCGGTATGTTATTCTCTAAATTAAAGCTTGCTCAAAACTAACCCGAGTACTAAACCAATCGGTTATAACTCTTGATTACCCAGCGAGGTCCCCTATATAATAAAACTATGAAGACGTGTAGGATTTGTCTACGTGCACTCCCTGAAGACTCTTTCGCCTCCCAGGGACGTCGCTACAAGAAACCTTACTGCAAGCCCTGTTACAACGCCTTCCAGGCCGCGTGGCGTCGTACTGACTACGACGAGCGTAGGCCCCTTACCATCGCAGAGTTTCGCGAAGAGGTCCTGCCCCTGATGATCGACGCCGGAGAGGCCCCTTGGGTTGGCCAGGCGCACGTAGAGCTTGAGCACGACCCGTTCTACGCCGATGAGCTTGTGACGGATGAGGATCGGCAACGCCGTCATGAAGAGATCATGGACGAATTGCGCGCCACCGATCCCCTCCGTCAGTCAGACTAACCGACCTTCGTGCACTTGTACTTGTGCTGGGACGGACTCAACGCTTTCGGGTGCTGCGTCTTCGACTGCCCCTTCAGGGTGCCGACCGTCACGGCGCCATCGAGCGGCGAGACAGCCCCTGTGGACGTCCCGTCTTGTAATGCCGCAACCTGCGCCTGAAGGTCCTGCACCTGCTGGTCCTCCGATCCCTTCTCCATCACGCCCCCCGCAATTGCGGCCGCCAGACACAAACCGGCGACAGCCCTCGCGGTGACCTTACGCTTACGGGTCCAGAACCCACCCTTGTTCTTCACGACCTTCGCGTGGACGTTGGTCAACGTCCCACTGATGGTACCGCTACTGTTCATACCGAACCCCTTCTGGTTGGGAAGGACGGGTACAGCCCCCACTATACCCGACCCACCCGATCAGACGGATTCGACGGACCACTTGCAGGTGTACTCCGACCCCTCGACCGACCCGGGATTCGGGTTCGACGGACACCACATGTCCGACAGGTCGACCGCCCATTTCCCGTCGTCTGCCGCCGAGAGGAACGGTTCGCCAATCAGTTCGCATGCGTGTGCCGTACACACCATCGACAGCTTCATGATCCTGCCTTCCTGATCTTGATACGGAAGGAGAGGGTACGGTCCCTTCACCGTACCCTACCCACCCTACCCTATCAGGACTGGTCGGTCTCGACCGTCTCCTCGTTGAACAGTTCGAGCTGGTTCTCGTCGACCGTCTCGACCTGACCGGTCGGGAAGTGCTTGTTCGCGTACCGACCGAACCACTCCGACAGCGACTCGATCGTGACCAGTCGCTTCCCGTCCTTCTCGACGGACGTGATGTAACCCTTCTTGACGTACGTGTAGATCATTTGTGCCGGCAGCTTCTTGTCGACGCCCTTTTCCGCGATCCACCCGTTCACGATCTTGCTTGCCGCGTACGCCGTCATCTCACTCATGATCTTTACCCTTTTCTTTTTTGGCAGACTGGTAGTATGTGTTTGGTGTTGATGTTTGTTTGGTTTTTGTTGTTGATATTATTATATAGTGGGATCTTGATGTTACATACGCGCTAAATGGCGTAATTATTCAATATCTTTTATGGCGCCATTTAGGGGGGGGGGGGTCTATGTAGACGGGTCTATACAGACCGGTCGTATAAGGGGGGGGGCTACCCTACCCATATACCACCTACCTATATACCTACCCTACCTACTATGTACCGTACCCTACCTTACTAGCTGTTGCAGTCACAACGATTCATAACGGACCGTACCATACCACACGAAGGACATACCGTACCCTTCCGTACCTTTCCTTCTGATCCTTTCTTGCCGAAAGAAAACGGACGGGAATTACGGTCCGTATATGTACCGTCCGGTACGAACCGGTAATCGTTGTGTACCGTACCATCCAATTTTTGGTAAGACATTATTGTTCCTTAATTTAGGTAGATGGATAGTATATGTTTTTGTTGTTGGTTGTTTGTTTTTGTTGTTAACTATATTATAATTCAGGAACATGGTGTTCTTCAACGTCCCTGGGTGTATCGTGGAGTCTAGGAACCAAACATGTGTTCCCAAGATATATCAAATAGAGGTTTGCACATATTCACTATGTTCCTAGGATATAGTAGCTAACGGCTTTGATGACCATATAATATATAGGGCTAAATTCATATCAGAAGTAGGTAATATCGCTGTATTTACCAACAGGTTGCGTACATTACTGGTCATAAGCTATCATATAGGAAAGCACTTGGTCCTGAAAGCTCGAGGAGGTGTCCAAATGGCTTACGATCCGGACGCACTGGATGCGCTTAAGATGGAGAAGGCATTCATGAATGCCTCTGATGCGCAGCTTGCAGATGAGGTGTTCAAGCAGAATGCCGCACGAGCTGCTCTGGTCATCACGCATCTGGCGACCAACGGTACCTCCGAGCAGATCAAGTTTCGGGCCTCTACGTATATCTGCGACAGGGTTCTCGGCCCTGCGAAGGCTGCTGGCCTGAAGGGCGACGAGCAGAAGGATGCCCTGGCGGAGTTCGTCAAGGATATCGTTCGCAACAACGCCTGACGAGAAGGCCCTGTGGAATCCCCCGATAGGAGGTAAGCCGTGCCTGCGCCTGGGTTGACGTACGTTACAGTTAGTGATACCCTTTACCGTGGGGACGGTGCCTTCGACTCTGGCGTCCTTGAGTTTAGAATCACTAATCAGGTCCATCGTGCGGGTACGGTTGTTATTTCACCGACGACCTTTTCAGTGACGCTGGTCAATGGCGCCTTTAGCATTTCACTTCCGGCTTCTGATGATACACTGAACAGTCCTGCGACATGGTTTTACCTGGTCACGGTGCGAACGCTGGAATGGAATGCATCATTTTACTTACCTGTGTTGATTGCATTAGCGGGCTCAGGCGCTAAGCTTAGTCAGTTGTTGGATCACGTGGCGATTCCATCAGCACCTGGATTCGACTTGGCAGGGTTCTTGCAGAAGACCGGCGGCACGATGACCGGGGCCCTGATTCTTAATGCGGATCCCGTAGCCAACCTTGGCGCAGCAACGAGGCAGTTCGTTTTGGCGCAGGCCGCCAGTGGTGTAGCTGATGCGACTACGACGACTAAGGGCAAGGTTCAGCTAGCTGGTGACCTTGCTGGTACGGCGGCAGCTCCTACGGTGCCCGCGTTGTCAGGCAAGGCTGCAACTGTACATACACATGCTGAGAGCGATGTCACAAATCTTACATCGGACTTGTCGACGCTGACGTCGTCTGTTGCGGGCAAAGCCAATACCAGTCATACGCACGTTGAGGCGGACACTACTAACCTGGTAACTGACCTTGCTGCCAAGGTAGCTAAGTCGACTGTTACGGCCAAGGGTGACCTCTTAGTTGCTACTGCTAGTGCTACTATCACTAATCTGGGGGTTGGTAGTAACACACAAGTCCTGACGGCTGATTCCGCACAGGCCACAGGAATGAAGTGGGCACCTGCAGCAGGGGGCGGATCGAGTCCTGCTGTATACTTGCCTGCTGGGTATGGGCTTACGGCTATTAGTGCAGACCCTTTGGCTAATCAGAATCCACAGCCAGCAGGCAGCAATATCATCTGGTACATGCGCCTCCCAACTCCAGTCTCGGGCACCGTTACCAATCTCTGGGTTGCCTGTGGTGTTGGTGGAACCTGGGACGCCTCTACGACGCCTAACCAGATCGGCATCTACGACGATACCGGCGCAACACTGGGTGCCACTGCAAATGATAGCACCCTGTGGACCTCTGTGGGCTGGCGCGGCGGTGCCGTTGTGGGGGGCGCTGTTGCCGTAGCGACTTCGTACTTCTACGTGTTGGCAATTATTCGTGGTATGTCCAATGAGCAGTTGTGCTATCCATCATCGCCTAATGACACGCACACGTTTGCCTCTCGTGGCCCGGGGCAAACGAAGCGGCGCTGCGGTTATGTGACAGCGTCAGCGCTTCCTGGTTCTTTTGATCCGACGGCGTATGGTACGGAATCTGGGTACGCAATCCTTTGCGGGGTGAGCTGATGAGTCTTACCATCGACAAGGAGAAGTACTTCAAGACCATTAATTACGAGCCTCACCCAGAGCAGCGCAGGTTCCACGATTCCAAGGCACGCTTTCGGATTTGCTGCTGCGGCCGTCGATTTGGTAAGTCCACGATGGCTGCTCGCGACCTTGAGCCTTATCTGTTCATTCCCAAGACGAGGTACTGGATTGTCGGTCCGACCTACGACTTGGGTGAGAAGGAATTCCGGGTTATCTGGGATGACCTGATGATTGGTCAGGGGTTCCTACGGGACAAGAGGATTAAGAAGGCGTATAACAAGAAGCAAGGGGACATGTACATTGAGTTCCCTTGGCAAACCAGGCTTGAAGTCAGATCTGCAGAGCACCCGGAGAACTTGGTTGGTGACGCCCTTAATGGTGTCATCATGTCCGAGGCGGCCAAGCAGAAAGAGTCGACGTGGAAGAAGTACATTCGTCCTGCGCTGACTGACTTCCGCGGGTTTGCTACCTTCCCGACTACACCTGAGGGCTACAACTGGCTGCATAAGATGTGGCAGTATGGTCAGGATCCTGATCGTCCACAGTACGAGTCATGGCAGTTCCCTTCCTGGAAGAACACCGTCATCTATCCTGAGGGATATGAAGACGAAGAGATTCAGGAGATGAAGCGTAGTACCATCGGTGAGTGGTTTGCGCAGGAAATCGGTGCCGAGTTCTCCGCCTTCGTTGGTAAGATTTACGGCGAGTGGCGTGAGGCAGAACATGTCAAGAAGCATACGTTCAACCCTGCCTGGCCGAACTACATTGCCTTTGACTGGGGCTTCACGAATCCAATGGCTGCGATCGAGTTTCAGGTCGCACCCGACGATACCATCTATATCTGGCGTGAGTACTACAAGGCCTTCGTCACATTGTCTTCCGCGTTGGAAGAGATGAAGCGTAGAGAGCAGCCTGAAGGTTATCGACTGGATATGGCCTTCGGTGATGCAGCCGACCCTGAAGCCTGTGTTACGGTTAGCGAAAAGCTGGTCGGGTGCTATTCAGATCCGAAGGCCAAGGAGAATTGGCGTCAAGGGGTCATGTGCGTCAAGAAGTTCCTGAAGATGCGCGAGACAGGCCTGTACGACGAGCACGAGCGGCCTATTGAGCGCCCTGGGCTATACGTTGACCACGCCTGTAAGAACGTCATCAAGGAGTTCAACAACTACAAGTCCAAGGAACCTGTCAACGGATCTAATGTTCCAGAGATGGGTCAGAAGGTCGAAGACCATGCCATGGATGCGATTAGGTATGGTCTAGTGCACCTGTACGAGTTGGGTGCAAACCATCACCTGTCAGAGGTGATGGGTCCGATGGCATATTACCGCGATCCAGATCCTGGCGACTTGAATCGCTTGTCAGGCATGCGTATGACAGCCAGTTCAGAACTGGATCACGGTATGTTCGTTGCGACTGAACTAGTCTTCTAGGAGGGGACATGCCACTCAAGGCAGCCAAGACCATTCTTCGGCAGACCGTTAAGTATATCTTTGCTAACGGTCGTTCCATGACTGGCAAGGTGCTGGGGAATGCAGGCACCGCTCCTACGACTCCTGGCGTGGCTACTTCGACCACTGGCGGTACTCTTGCGGCGGCTACCTACGCGTATACCTCTACTGCGTTGGTTGCAGGCGTCGAGACACAGGCCAGTGCGCAGGCTAGTCAGGTTACTACCGGTTCGACCAGTACGGTCACGATTACTGCTACTGTCAATGCTGCTGCCACGGCCTATCGCTTCTACGGTCGTACGTCTGGTTCGCAGCTGTTCATGAAGCAGCAGACCTCGAATGTATTCATCGACGATGGCTCTCTGACGCCTGTTGCAGGTGCTGCTAGTCCCGCCGCTTCTACGTCCAGCCTGCTATTTCCTGAACTGCAGAACAACACTAGGCTGATTCACGGCGTGGCTGCAGCGACTACGAATAAGCAGACCGGTGCATATCACAATCGGGGACTGTAATGGCTACCCGGAAGTTGAAGGTCAACAGCCACGTCAATGTGTTTTCCGGTGGCAAATGGCTTCCGGGAACAGTTACTGGGTTCGCCACGGACACCGCTCCGATTTTGAGGCTCGTCCATACTGGTACTACTTTCGGAACTGCATCCGTCGGCGTTCCTAAGTGGTCACGCACAGGCTCAAGGGCTGGGACGTACACACCATGACTATTGCCGAAGAGCCTACCCTCACATGGGCTGAGGCGCTCGAGCGTTACGAGTTCGTTGACACTGTCAAGGATCCTGATGGTGCATCGGTTGTTCTCATGGCCGATCGTACTACACTGGGACGACCTGACCTCAACGAGATTGGTACGACGAGCCCTTCTACCTACCTGAGCTTTCTCAGGCAGGAATACAACCCTGATCTGCGTGAGACGAACGGCCTTCGGACGTATGACAAGATGCGAAGGTCGGATTCTACTATCCGGTCGACGCTGCGGCTGATGAAGACCCCTGTCCTGTCTGCGCGGTGGTTCATCAAGCCTGCTTCGGATAGTAAGAAGGACAAGGAGATCGCTGACTTTGTCAGCTGGAACCTGTTCAAGGGTCTGACGAACTCCTGGCCGCAGCTTCTGACTGAGACGTTGCTGTGCCTCGAATTTGGATACTACATGTTCGAGAAGGTTTGGACGAACAAGCACCCGATGCGTCCAGGTAAGATGTGCTGGCAGAAGTTCGCACCGCGACACCCTTTGGACGTCCTGTATTGGGAGTTCGACGACAAGGGTGGTCCTGCAGGCGTTCAGATGTACAACTACAGCATCCTGAATACCATCTTCATTCCGATTAACAAGCTTGCCGTCTTCACCTTCGAGAAGGAGGGCGGCGACATGACTGGTCTCTCCCTCCTGCGTTCCGCATACAAGCCTTGGTACTACAAGCAGCAGCTCGAGAAGATTGACGCGATCCAGAAGGAGCGTCATGGCATTGGCATCCCGATCATTAAGCTTCCTCCTGGCTTTAGCAAGGAAGATCGCATGCTGGCCGACAACCTTGGACGTAACTTGCGTACCAACGAGCGTGCACACGTTGTTCTTCCTCCCAACTGGGACCTCGTCTTCGCTAAGCTCGAAGGCCAGCCAGTCAGTGCCCTCGACTCGCTGAACTACCACGATGACCAAATCGAGATGAATGTTCTCGGTAACTTCATCGATGTAGAGTCCAGTCGCGGCAAGGATGACGACCACACAATGTTCATGCGGTCGACACGCTTCCTGGCTGCATGTGTCGAGGATGTGTTCAATTCATACTGCATCCCGCAGCTAGTTGACTACAACTTTCCTAGGATTCCGAATGGATATCCGGAACTCAAGGCTCGCCGCATTGGCGAGGAAGATGAATGGCGAACCATGTCGTTCGCAGTGCGCAACCTGGTTGGCTCTGGTGTCCTCACTCCTGATGACCCACTCGAAGAGGCCCTCCGGGAAGAGACGGATCTTCCGCCTCGCGATCCGTCGACGTCGCGCAACATCGGTAACCCACAGGGTGCGCCGATTGAGGGTCAGGCAACCGCGCCTCAGGGTAGTGGCACCGCACGTCCTCCTGCAGGTAATCAACCACGAGGAGCTTCTGGCGCCAACGTCCCCAGCAGGCCTACACCTTCCCCCGCCCAACTGCCAAGACAAAACCCTAGCCCTGTGGTGTCTGTGCCACGTGGTAACGCGGGGGTTGACCGGAGTGGTGGCAAGTAGTACACGTATATACGAATCTGTTGTGTACCCTTGGGTCACTGTGTTATCATTAAGACAAGGGAAAGGGGCACGTAATGGCCGCTCCCAAGAAGCCAGTCAGTGGTAAGAAGCCTGCTAAGGGTGGACAGAAGGCTGTTGTTAAGCCGTTCGTCAAGCCTACTGCGGCTACTGCCAAGGGCAAGCAGGCAGTGGGTGTAAAGAAGCCTGGTGCCGTTCCTCCGAAGACCAAGGGTATGATCCCACCGAAGGGGAAGGGGGGTAGCTACAAGTGACTGTTCAGCAGTTCAGTTACCTGTACGACCTTTCGGGTCTTCAGTTCGAAGACAATTCGACGTCGAGCTGGATCCAGGCCTTCCCGATTGGCACGTATCAGCACCCTTCCTATGGCGAGATCAAGGTCACGCCTGATCGTGTGAAGGCCTTTGCAGCCAGTGTCAATAGCAAGGTTCGCGGCACTGACTGCGATATCGACTACGATCACAAGGCGAAGACTCAGATTGCTGCTGGTTGGGTCAAGCAGGCTGAGGCGCGCAATGATGGCCTCTATCTTCACGTCGACTGGACACCTGCAGCGGCGAAGAAGATCAAGGACAAGGAGTACAGGTACTTCTCGCCTGAGTACGTGGACTCCTGGACGGATAATCAGGGTGCGACTCACAATGACGTTCTGTTCGGTGGTGCACTCACTAACCGTCCGTTCTTGAAGAACATTCAGCCGGTCAACCTCTCGGAAGAAATGGCCAAGCTTCTTGCTTCGACCGCTCCGCCCGTTTCGCCAAACAATGGTGATCCTTCGGTGGCAGGTTCACGCACCGACCCTCAGAACAGTTCCGTTGCACCTCTGAGTGTGGACGACGCTCTCGGCAAGATGGCCGGTCTCTTGGGTCTGGACCCGAACGCTGATCACAACCAGATTCTTGGCGCCGTCAGCATGCTTACCAAGGATGAGGCATCTGAAGATGACGATGCCACGTCGAAGGAGCCCGGACAGGGCAATGCAAAGGAGACGCAGATGGCCGACAAGGTCGACAAGGGCGGAGGCGCACCGACGGTTGCCCTGTCCGAGCAGCAGCTGATGGAGCACCCGCTCTTTAGGCAGTTGAGCGACAAGATGGCGCTGCTCGAAACGGCCAACTCGCTCTCTGAGGTTCAGCGGACGCTGGGTGAGCTGAGCGAGGGCAACTACGTCCTGTCGCCGTCGGCGAAGGCGCTCGCCGAGCCGTTCATGCTGACGCTGGCTCCGGAATCGCGGATGAAGTTCGCCGAGATCCTGAAGCACTTCGTCGAGCGCAAGGGCGTCGTGCAACTGGGTGAGATGGGCCAGTCGCGTCGTGTGATCAGCGCTGAGGATCAGATGACGGGCGTCAAGGCCTTCTCCGAGGCTGTCAAGGCTGCACAGGTTGAGAACAAGCAGCTGTCGTACGCATCAGCCGTTCAGCAGGTGGCGACGGAAGACCCGTCGCTGTACGATAACTACCGTGCCAGCCTGCTGGCCGGCGAGTAAGTGGGAGGAGGTAAGCCATGGGTCCGAACTTCGTTCTTGACAAGGGCTTCAAGGTCAACGCTGCTGCCACTGTCAACTTCGGTACGGCTGCGGCTCTTGACACCACCGATGCAACTGGTGGCACCGTCATCACGTCGACGGCATCGACTCGTGTTCTCGGTGTGTACCAGGAAACCCTGGATGCTGCTAAGGTAGCAACGGGCAAGGCGACGGTCGACGTTCGCATCATGGGTATCACCCGTGGTGTGACGGGTGGTGCGATCACCATCTACACGCCAGTGTACGTCGACGCGTCTGGCAACTTCGTCACGGCCGGTGCTGCGGGCACCAAGCAGGCAGGCATCGCTCTTACGGGTGCGTCTGGTTCCGCGCAGGTCATCGATGTTCTTCTCACGCCTGCTGGCGCTGTTTCCAGCTGACCCCTGAAGGGAGTGAATCATGGCAGTCTACAGCCCTTCTGGGTCTGGCAACGTCCACGTCGATCTAGTTCTCACGCAGATCTCGATCCAGTGGCCGATGGATCAGGGCTTCGTCGGACCGGAGCTCTTCCCGGCCGTGCCCGTTGCGAAGCAGTCCAACAAGTACTACATCTACGACCGTGAGTTCTTCAAGGTCGAGGCGAGCGACGTTCGTGCGCCCGGAACGGTCGCGAACGAGATCCCGGGCCTGAAGGTCAGCCTGGACTCGTACTACTGCCAGGAGCACGCTCTTCAGATCGCTGTGACTGATGAGGAGCGTCAGAACGCTGACATTCCTCTTCAGCCTGATTCGGACGCAACTGAGTTGGTGACCGAGCGCATTGTTCTCAGCCGCGAGCTGAACATGATGAACATGGCGCGGACGATCGGCAACTACGCTTCGGGTAACAGCGTCACGTTGGCTGGTGCGAACCAGTGGAACAGTGCCAACTACGCGACGTCCAATCCGATCTCGGACATCAAGACTGGCATCCGCGCGATCAACGCGAAGATCTTCAAGAATCCGAACCTGGCAATCTTTCCGTACCAGGTGATGACGCAGCTCGAGGATCACCCCGACTTCATCGAGCGCATCAAGTACTCGGAGCGGGCGATTCTGACCCCGGACATTATCTCCTCGGTCTTGGGTCTCGATCGCGTCCTCGTGCCAGGAGTCGGCTACTCCACTGCAGGTGCTGGCGTGTCTGTCTCCTCGGCCAACATGACCTACATGTGGGGCAAGGATGTCATCCTAGCCTACATGCCTGGGAAGCCTGGCATCAAGCAGCTCGGGTTCGGCTACGAGTTCGTCTGGGGCTACGGCGGCGGTCAGGCCCGGGACAATGGCAAGACTGGTGGGTCTTCTCAGAGTCAGGTCATCGACCGCTGGCGCGAGGACCCACGTGCGTCGGACCTCGTCCGCGTGCGTCGGCGCTACGACCTCAAGCTGGTCGGCGTCGAGAGCAACCTGCTCATCACTGGCTACCTCATTCAGAGCGCGGTGGCCTAGGAAGGAGGATCATGGCGTACTTTGCTAAGACTCGCGTCCAGTACGGGTACGACGACGGTACGTCCGTCACGCTGGAGCCGGGCGACGAGATCACTACAGAGCATGGCCTGAAGCAGTCCGATCTGGACACGCTTCTCGCATCGGACTCGATCGAAGAGCACGACGGAGGGGAGTGGTCAGGCGAACGTCCTGTCGGGCCACTCGAGCAGACGGCAAAGGATCCTTCTGCTGCGGGAACTGTCGACGACGTCAACCTTCCAGAAGAGCCCGCGGCTGACGAGTCTGAGGTCGAAGAGACCCCGGACGAGGACGACGACAAGGAGTGAGGTGAAGCATGGCACGTATTTCAGTACAGCAGGCACAGGCTTGGGGCGAACAGACCAAGCTGCCGATTACTGGCCTGGACGTGCCGCTGCTCACTCAGATCGAGAACCAGGTACTGGCGACATTGTCGGAAGGCTTCGACGTCAGTACCTGGCTCGATTCGACTAATACGCCTCCGATTGTACAGCAGATTCTCTCCATGCTGTATGTGTCCTGGTTCTATAATCGCCAGTACTCAGAAGACCAGGAACATGTTAATGTCTATGCAACGCTTCTTCGGGCAGAGGCAGAGTCCTTGATCGTTGGTCTTCTTGACGGCTCGATTATCATGCCTAACCAGCCCATCTCGGCTGCAGATGGTCCTACGTTCTACCCGAACGATTCTTCCACGGCCGCGGAGACTACGAACCTTGACACTTCGTTAGGTCCTGCATCGTTCTCGATGGGGAGGATTTTCTGATGACTTCCCCGCGTAAAGACTCAGGCATTCTTGCCTTCGACTTCTCTCCTACGATCGGTATTCTCGCCCGCGATCTTGATAAGATGGGCGTTGACATTCGATCGTGGAAGGTGCCGTTGACGAACGCTGTTCGCAACGTCATGATTCCTTCGTTCCAGCAGAACTTCGAATCCGGTGGTCGTCCTCACTGGACACCACTGTCTGAGGCGACTGTTCTGATTCGAAGCAAGGAAGGTTCTGGTTCTGAACCGCTAGTACGTTCTGGCGCTCTGAAGCGCAACATGGGTTTCTTATCCATGTGGGATATCAACCAGAACTATGCGATCCTGAAGGTACTGCCTGAGCGTATCTGGTATGGTGCTCTTCACCAGGCAGGCTACGGAACTACCGGGGCACAGATCCAGAACAAGATCAAGCTGGCTGCTAAGAAGGGTGTGAAGCTTAGTACTGGCGCCGCATCCAAGGCAGTCATGAATGATCTGGATAAGAAGCTGAAGGTCTCGATGGCTTCAGGCAAGTCCATTGGATCTTCTTCCGATCGTGCACATCCAATTCCTGCACGACCATTCGTTATGTTCCAGGATGAGGACCTGCCGAAGATCGATGACGAGTTCCGTAAGTGGATCGATATGCGTGTTGCCACTGCTGGGTTTAAGGGGTGACACATGGCAGGTCCTACTGACAGTCTCGAAACCTTTGTAGCAACGGTTCAGGCGCTGATTGCCGCGGCACAAACTGATCTTGGCATCCAAGATGTCTGGTACGGCGAGCAGCGAAAGATCCCACGAATGCCTGCCGTCGAGATCATTCCGGGTGAGAAGACACGCAACGATGCAGGCGCGCCCAGGCGTGTTGAAAACCTGTTCGAGATCTTCGTGATGATCCAGGCAGGTCAGGTTCAGGATACTCAATTGAATCTTCACCTGGCAGGACAACTCGCCGAGTCTGTGGAAGCTGTGATCCATGCGGACCCGACGCTAGGCGGCGTCTGTATCAACTGTATGGTCGTACGTACTGAATTTGGTACTACAATGCGTAGTACGACGGAACTGCGAGCGGCTCGTCTAACTGTACAGGCAAAGTCGCGCACACTTCTTCCCATGCAGCCAGGCTACAACCAGTAAGGTGGTGTGAAGTGGGATACGGTATTGGTGGTGGCGGCTTCTTGGGGGTGGCACTTGAGCAGCTCCTTCCTCCTGTGCAGGCAGCAGCGACGAGCTCGACATCTGGTGGTACGCTTCCTACGACTTCGACGTACAAGTATGTCTTGACCTCAACTAATGCTGCAGGTGAGACCACTGTCAGCAACGAGGTCACAGTTACGACGGGTGCAGGTGCGACCAATTCCAACACAGTCAACTGGGCTGTAGTCACAGGTGCTACGGGCTACAAGGTTTACCGTACAGCAGCAGGTGGTGGTACTGGTACTGAGCTCCTGCTGGCCCCTGTGGTTGGTGGTGCGACAATCACCTACCTGGACACTGGTGCTCTGTCTCCTGCAGGTGCACAGCCTGCTACGAATACTGCACTCGCTTCTGGTGTGTATACGCCTCCGATCAAGTACTTCCCGATCACGTCCGAGTCGCTGAAGTATGTTCAGGCGACTCAGTGGCGTCGACCGATTAGGCAGTCAGTTGATAATATCGGAGGCGTGCCTGGCAACGTTCACGTCGAAGGTGACATCGTCGAACACCACGTTCGACCCGAACGACTTGGCGAGGCCACGCGCATCGAGCACCACCGCGCCCGAGCGCTCGGCCTGACTCCGCAGGACGTCTCGCAGGCGCTCGCCATGCTGATCTCCGGCGCGCCGGTGACGACCATCCGCGACGGCATCGAGAAGGTCGGCGTGGTCGCGCGCGCCGTTCCCTCCGAGCGGCTCGACCTCGGCCGCGTCGGCGATCTCACCATCACTTCGCGCAACGGTGTCGTCGTGCCGCTGCAGCAGATCGCAAAAATCGAGTATTCCCACGAGGAGCCGATCCTGTGGCGGCGTAACCGCGACATGGCGATCACCGTGCGCGCCGACGTGGTCGACGGCGTGCAGCCGCCCGACGTCAGCACGGCGATCCTCCCGAAACTCCAGCCGATCAAGGATGCGCTGCCTTACGGTTACCGGATCGAGACCGGCGGATCGATCGAGGAAAGCGCGAAGGCGAATGTCGCGCTGGCCGCGGTATTCCCCGTGATGGCGGTCGCGATGCTGGCGCTCCTGATGATCCAGCTGCAAAGCTTCTCGCGGCTTGCGCTGGTGTTTGTGACGGCACCGCTCGGCCTGATCGGCGCGACCGGCGCCCTGCTGATCGCCAACCGGCCGTTCGGTTTCGTGGCGCTGCTCGGATTGATCGCGCTCGCCGGCATGATCATGCGCAACACCGTGATCCTGGTCGACCAGATCGAATCCGACGTCGCCGACGGCCACGACCGGCGCAGCGCCATCGTCGACGCCACGGTGCGCCGCGCCCGCCCGGTGGTGCTGACGGCGCTGGCCGCCATCCTCGCCATGATCCCGCTGACCGAATCGGTGTTCTGGGGGCCGATGGCCAT